GACCATTCACCTTGGTTACTGCCATCTGGCTCTCTGTAAACTAACCACTTGCCATCATGGGTATTGGTCGGTCGCTTCACATACTTTGATAGGTCAACCGTTCCCCCGCCGCCGCCACCACCAGACTTGTAGTGAACTTCACGGCTTAGGTTGCCCTCACTGTCAACCAGCGGCATTTCAACCGTGTAGCTAGTGCCGTCAGTCAGGTACATGACAACAGAGCCATCAACACTGTCTTGGTCAATGCGCGCAATACCTACGCCATCATCACCGTCAGCGCCCTTAACACCCTTGTCGCCTTTCTTGCCCTGATTACCTTTAATACCGGCTGGGCCTTGCTTGCCGTCATTACCTCTCGGGCCTTGTGGCCCCTGAATACCTTGCTCACCCTGAGGGCCGCGCTCACCCTGCGGTCCAGTGATGCGCTTAACGTCACCTATCTCAGTCCGCGCTATCTCAGCACGAACGAGATTAAGGATCTCAACTAATGTGAAATCACTCATTGCAGTGGTCCATCCTTCTCAATGGTTACTTGACCTAACATATCCGAGCTATCGGAAATCATCTGCTGTAGTTGCTGTTGTTCCTGTTGCTTGCGCTGTGCTTCCTGTTGCGCCATCTGGAGCTTTGAGACACGCTCCTCCTTTTCTACATTCCAACGGTCCTCTTCCATGAGCATCTGAGCCAGCTTTACCTTTTGCTCAAAGTCATCGTCGATCTTTCCGTCCTTATCTTGATCGCTGTATTTCAAGACTGTCTCTTTTGGCATGAGGTCTGTTTCGACTGCGTACTTCGCGGCCCTGCCTTTGGCCTCTTCCGCTTGGGCCATCAACACCGCTGTTTGAGCTTTCTGCAATTCCATCTGGGCTTGCATCTGAGCCTGCTGAGCCTGCTGTGCCTGGGGGTTTGGCTGATTACTCTGATCGATAACCCGCAAGAGCTGTTCCTTAGAGGTCACGTTCATGTGTTCGATGATCGCTTTAATCATCGCGCCGTGTGCTGGAGTGTTGGGCGGGATAACCTGCAAGATTTGAGCAAGCTGGCTTACCTCATATTCCCTAGCAATTACCCCCAAGCTGGACACCACGCTGAAATGGTAGTCCTTGCTTGGATACTTCTCTGGATCAAACTGCATATAACGCCAAGCAGTCTTCTTGATTAGGGGCTTAAAGAAGGATTCTTGGAAGTTGACCAGAGTACGGCGCTGACGCTTCATAACAGCGCCCATGCTCATGCTGATACCAGCGGCAGTTGTGTCTGATGACGGCCCTTTAGCCATCTCAGCGGCGTCCTGCGAGCCTGTAGCCTGCTGAACCATCATCTGTAGGTTCTGAGCTTGGTTGAAACTGATCTGATCTACCTGACCAAACTTAAACGGCATGATTGACTCTTGTGGAGCGCCGTTAGTCAGGATCATCTTGCCGGGACGGACCTCAAACTTGTCCCCTCTGGGGATTCTGGTCGCATCTACCGCCATCATGGGGTGGGTAGTGAGTGCCAGAGCATCAATCCTGGCTCTCATTTCGGCATCTAGAGCCTTCTGGCTCATATAGCCCTTTTCGCACACACCACGGCCCCAAAAGCGGCTAGGCACTACGTCCCATGGGAAGGCCGCTATGGGCCGATCCTTGCACATGTAGGGATTAGACTGTGCCTTGAGGATCTTGCCGTTACCAATCACCACAACGGCCTCTGTGTACTTGCCGTCTTCTAGCAAATCAGAGTCAACACCCTCATCTTTAAGCAGGTCAGTAGGCACTAACCCGTAATATCGCTTAACTTTTACCTTTCTTAAGGGCTGAGTGACCAATTCATCGTCAGCATCAACGGAGGGGTCACTGGCATCAGTGCCAATGTCCTCATCCCTGTAAACACCTAATTCTTGTAACTGCTCAACAGTGTGGATAGAGACAAACTCTTCAATACAAACGCCCATAGCACTGCTTACACAGGTGGCATTAGGGTCAATCAGGAAGTTTTTAGGCTGAACAGGGTTTAACTTAACAATAGGTCTGGTCTTAGTCTGTACTCCGTACTCAACCAGTGAAGCTTCCTGCGGCATACCCTCTAATGGCTGAGTAGAAGGCACATATTCTTTGGAATCTTCAATGACTAGCTCAGCAATACCAGTACCGTAGACAGCGGCATTGATTAAAACCTCGCCAATAGCGGCCCTGTAGTTGGCTCGCTCTATGTCTTTGTGCAGTTGATCGCGTACAGCAACGGTTTCGGCTGGTGTTGGCTGGTTTTGCGGCCCCTGGGGTGGCATTGGTGGTCCACCACCCGCCCCCGGCATAGGCATCTGGGGTCCACTTGTCGGCTGTTGGCCCTGCGGGGGTGGGGGTGGAGTCTTTTGACTGTCTTCAATGTCAAACATGAATGCCTGACTAAAGGAAGCAGTCTCAATTTCAGCAACAGCACTCTCAACAGCCTGCTGTAGTGCCGGAGCGATGATTCGGCTACGCTCAGATTGACGGGTTTTATCGTTCTCCGCCCAAATGCCGCGCCAAAGGCGATAGTACTCGTCGTGCTTGTCCTCGTAGTTCCCTTCATAGTGGTCTCTCCACTCTAAAGTCAACGTCTCAAGCCACTCACACAGCCCGTGTTCTATACCTAAATGCTCTAAATCAGCCATTTAAAAGCCTACGGCGTCCTCTAAAGGTTCCCACTCATCATCTAGCTCAATGCCATCCAGGTAAGCGATCTGTGCGATCTGGTCGCAGTATGCAAGCGCGTCGATCAGGTCATCATGGACGAGTGTTGAGGGGAAGTTAGCCGCCTCATCAATGAATGTTTCGTTCCACGCGGCTTTTTTGAGGGAGATCATCTGGTTTGCAAACCTTCCCTCCAAAGCCCACGCGATCCGATCCTCTTTTTTCTGGTTGCCGTGGGTCAAAAGCTCAATATGAAAAACCCGCCCTCTTCGACGCATCAGGTCTCCGAGGGGGGACATAACGGCCTGCTGTGCAATGCCCCTCTCCATACCGATCTTTAGGGGCCGATACTTCTCCACGGCGTCAAAAATCTTTTGACAGGTCTCATCTAAAGACCATTGGCCGTAAATGATGTCTTGAACAAGCCACTTTCCCGATGGGGTGACTTTGGTAACGGCGATTGCGCTGTTGTCTCGCTTCTTTGCTTTTCTCTGACCCTGGCTTTTAAAACCGGCAAGGTCGATAGAAATGTAGTGGTCGCCGGGATCTTTCACCTCATCGTGAAACAAAAAGCTGTCGGTGTCGAAAATGCCGCCAGTACGGGCATCGAATGAGGCCATGAACTCCTGCTGGAAGGCCCAGGACGGGAGGGTTGCCCTAGCGTGTTCAATCTCAGCCTTGTCGACGAGGGGGTTATCAAAAGAGGTGTAGTGGAACTGCGCCCAATCATCCCAACTGGATGAGCCTTGGAACATGTCGTAGAAGTGGTTTCTTCCTTCAGGGGTTCCGATGGCGATAAGAGACCCCTTCCTATCTGCGAGAGCTGGACGGAGGATGGACTCAAACACATCCGGCTTCATAAACGCATATTCATCAAGAACGAGGTGCTTCAAAGAGACACCACGGAGGGAATCCGGTCTATCAGCACCCTTCAAATAGATGGTGTTGCCGCCACTTAGCGTAATTTCAAGGTTGTTGATATGACTTCGCTCAATGATGTCATTGGCGATATCAAAGATGGTGTGCCAGATAACGTCCCTGGCTTGTCCTTGAGTGGGGGCCACATAGAAGACCTTCCCATCCCTGCCATCAAGGGCAGATAGAATCAGCGAAATAGCGGCTAAATGGGATTTCCCGGTTCGTCTACCAGCGGCAACGATCTTGAAGCGGGAGGCATCCTGCATCACTTCTTCCTGCCAAGGCAAGAGCTGTAAGTTGAGATCACTCACTGGATCGACACCGGCTCGCTAACATCCTTCTCCGGCTCCACATCGACCTTCAATCCTGTGATGTTTATATTGACCGCAGAAGACTTCTTGGATTCGGCAGTGAAAGACTGAATAGGCAGGATTCTCTCAGCAATCAGCTTCATTGCCATCGCCTGGGCGCTGTGATCGTCATCAAGAGCAATCGCAAACAGCTTCTCTACATAACGATCCAAAGATGAGTGAGTCAGAAACTCAGTACGCAAAAGAGACAACCGATGACGTTGCTCCTCCCGAGATAGCTTCGCCAATTCCCTTTTCTCGCGGCGAGCATCCTCCCTGCCACGCTTACGGACATTGACAGCCTTTCTCTCAGCACACTTATCGTCCAAGTCACTCAAGATACTTGTTCCGAACAAGTAAGTGTCGCCATAGTATACACATCTGACTAACCCCGCAACCCCTCCGAAAAACACCCCAATTCAGTTACAGAGCCTTCGGCTCCGAACTCCTAATCGGGTCTCAGACATACAGCCGTAAGGGTTTCAGCGATTCTCAATCACGCGTGTCCGAATGCTTTTTTGGTAAGGGAGAGTGGGACCCCAGTGTTCGCGCGAGGCCGCACCCCCTCCCCCGGCCCTCAATCGCCGCCCGAATCGGTTAGTGACCACTATCGCCACAGCCCGCATAAACATTGGGCCGTCTAACTGTCGATAATGTAGATTTACGGCAGTAAGAACCACGAAGGTAGGCCAATCTAAAGTTACTTGTTTGCAACAAGCAAGTTATACGGAACCACGCACAAGAGGTAATTAGTGTTTGGGGATTGGTATCCGATATATCCGTTGTTCCCTATATCAGTATACGTGTATTAGTAATTAGGGTGACACCGGACGCTGGCGGCGATGCTGTGCCATTCCCTATGATTTGTTGCCAATCCCCTGTCAGGTTTCCCCAATGCGCTCAGATGGTTAGACAGTGCTACACCCTACCAATGACCAGCTAAACAATAGGGGTCTGTGTCGCTCTCTGTGCGCTCTCTGTCCCCCTGTATCTGAAGACCAAATAACAGCGGCGAAGGTGGGGATAAAAATAAATACCAATATTACTTGACACCCTATTTCCATTCATGTATCGTTCGCGTTGTTGGATGTTATCCCAACGCTTCCTAGCTCACAACATGAGGAACAAACAATGCAATATTTCAAGCAAGAAGAGATCTCTTCACACTTTCAGGACTATTTAACCGACCAGCGCCCCTGGCAACAGTGGCTCGACGGTCAGCGCTCAGACTTTGAGCCGTCCGAACTTCACCACGAGGCTTTCAACACTGACTACTACATCATCGGGACTTATCAGGCCACCCAGTGGCTAGGTGACCGCGCCTTTGAATGTATCGAAATCATCAAAGATTATGAACAAGATAATTTCGGCGAGGTTCATACCGACTTATCAAGCCCCGAAGCCGTGGTGAATATGTATACCTATATCGTTGGCGAGCAAGTGGTCTATGAGTGGTTTGAGTCACTGGAATCTAAGCGGGGTGCGGCATGAAGAGCAACATTGAAAGCGCGCTAGAGATAATCGCCAACATGCAAACCGCATTTGGGTTAGAGCGGTATGAGGGCAGGCTAGACAATCTTTATAACCTTGGCCTGCTAACCCCCCGCGAGCTAATGAGGGCAGACGCGGCACGGATTGACCGCATTATTGAACTAGAAAACAAGGCCGCTTAATTGCGGCCCCACCTAGTAATATCTGAATAGGAGAAAATGAGAATGTCGAATATGTCACGTTTCATTCAGGGCTATGAGGAAGACACCGTCAACCTTTGCGCGGCTATGACCCAAGCCCAATATAAGACGATAGACGAACTAAAGCCGGAGCAGGCTCGCCGCATGGTTTGGACTGCCCGCCTATGGTTGCGGAATCAATACGACCCCCAAGGATTAGGCGAGCATTTATGTCTCACCGAAGATGCCCGCGCGGAGATTATGCGCCGAGCAATGGAGGCCGAACAGACCGCCGACTATCGCGAGGGGGCTGGGATATGAGGCTCTGTAATGAATGCGGGCGGGTGAATGGTCATCATGCCCATTGCCCAAACGCCGAAGACTCCACCGAAAAGGAGACTGTACCCATGAAACACTGCGAATATTGCGATACCGCAATCCAGGATGAAGATCTCAGAATTGCGCCCGACAATCTGCCAGATGACATCCCCTGGCGCGAATCATGGGACACCATGCATTCTCACCGCTGGTGCTTTGAGGAACAGGTTAAGGAATGGCGCGAGGAATTGACGCCGTGACCAGTTCGGATTTGCTAGGCGCGGCGCTGTTTCTGTTTTTTATTGTCTGCGCCTATTCACTTGTTGCTAATTGAGGAAATTGAAATGCTTAACTTTGAGAAATGCACCGACATAACCGGAACCTGTCTGCGGGGTTATGTTACCGCTAAATATTCTGACCTGGTCCACGCATTCGGGAAGCCTGATTGGGTGGACTATAACCCAGAGGAAAAAGTATCCCATGAGTGGGGCTTGATATTCACGGACGCCGGAGGCGAAACCGTTCGGGCTACTGTCTACGCCTGGAAATACTACGATGGCGGGATCGCTGTGGAATCGGACGTTCCCATCCGCTGGAATGTGGGCGGCGATTCAAGCTCCGCGACAATGTTTGTCAACTCAGCATTGAGGGGGCGCAACAATGATTAAGCCCATCATCGAAAAAGATATACCCGTGACGCCACAAGAGCGCGCACGGGGGTCTAAATGGGCATGGCTGTCCGATCTAGAGGTTGGGGATTCTTTTTCTTGTAGCCGCGCGGACGCCCCCAGAGTGGGGGCCGCCGTTGACCAAGCCCGGAAATCTGGATGGCTTCCCGAACAATACAGAATCAGTCGCCGCCCAGAAGGTGAGGATAGTTACCGAGTGTGGAGGGTAGCGTAGCTATACGGAACCGCCGCACATATTACTAGGTTTGTGTGGGATAAAAGTCCCGCCAAGCCTAGCTTTCAAGCCAATCTATACTCCCGCGCTTTATCCCACAATCCCGCTGTAACCCGCACCGTTAAGCCATTGCATGTCTACCTACGAAACCGAAGGTCAGAGGTTCGAATCCTCTATTCCGCGCCATTAAACCCAGTGTTTATGCCGCTTAGAGGAGAGGCCCAATAATTAACTCGCCTTTGTGGGATAACACTGTGGGTAACAGAATTTAAACGTCAGCATTATCTGCATAATCGGGAGTGATTTTCCTGGGTGTGCGGACATAGGTATCCAGCATCGAATCAGACTTGTGACCGGCCCAGGGTTCATGCATATCTGACAGCCCCTTAGCCTTAATATCGTGATACGAAAACTTTGCGCCGCCTAACTCAGCCACCTTTGCCATCAGTCTGCGCCATGCGGAATCAAATTGCGGGACGCGGATGTGACCGGCGCTAGTCCTAACCAGATGATCTCCCACCCCAGACAGCGACCTCGCGCTATCGACCACCGACCTAAGCGCCGGAGTCCACTGCGTGACCTCAGCTTTACTGCCCTTGCTACGGCTAATCAATAGGCCATCGTCTTGCACATGGTTAAAGGTCAGCGCCAATACCTCACCCCTTCTCGCTCGGCAGATATAGGAAAGGTCCATCGCCACCTGTAACCAAGGGGGAGCAAGGCTCTTTGCCCTGCGATATTCCTGGTCATTCACATATCGGGTACGCGGTCTTTCTTTATTGGGCTTTACCTCTTTGCAGGCATTGGCGGGAATCTTGTACCGCTCTAAGGCCCACGCCCACGCCGAGCTGAGTACGGCTATCTGCCTATTTGCGCTGACAGGGTGAGGGCTTAGGTCTAGGTATTCTCTGAGTAGGTAGCGGTCCACTTGGCTCAACAGCAATTGGCCGAACGGCTTGCCGTTAGTCATCAGCATATTTTCTAAGGTGTTGGCGCGACTGCGGTAATCAGTCTGAGTCTTGACTCTGAGATTATTAAACTGGCGGCTACCAAAATAGGTTTGCAGGAGCCAGGTTACAGTGTGCTGTTGCTCTGCATGGAGGGCTTCATATCTCGCCCATACTTCTGAAAGAGGGGCATCAAGTGGGGCGAGCCAAACTCTAGAACCCCACCTGATTTTGCCATCCACCCTCCCCATGTAAGGGCGGAAGACAACGCCCCGAACCTTATCCCGGCTGGTGTACGGGGGCAAACCCGACTCTTTCCTCTTTGGCATCCTGGGTCACATAATGTTTCTCAACGGATGCGTACTTTACCTTTGGCCTTCCCCTTGCATCAACCAAGTAGGGGATACTTTGCTTGTCTAGCCACCGCATGAGCGCATCCACCTGCTTTACCCCGGCGAACTCAAGCAGTTCGCTGTGCTTAAAAAATGTGCTGTTATCCATCAGTCCCACCCCGCCATCTTGTTGGAGCCACCGGCCTGTCCGCCTTGCCGTGGCTCAATATCAAAACATTCAACCCACCCGCTGAAGTCCCCGACAGGGATGCTATCCAGCTTGACCTTGTATTTTCCGTTGCCGTCAGACTGAAGCACACCGATGTTGAGCCAGTTAGTTTTAGTCTCGCCGGTCTGCTTGTCGGTATACTCCCCTTTCGGGACCATCAATTTCTTGATGTTCTTCATGCGTTAGCCTCTGCATAGTCTTGCTTTTTGATTGTTGATACACACTTACCGACAGCGCCATCAGCCTTCAGCAATGCGACCTCTGCCGTTGTCCACACCCCGCCTTTTGAGGGGGCGCGGCGCAATGCCTGAAGCGTGTCCTCATCCCAATCCATGAAGATGCCAGCGGCGGTCATGTAATCCTCCTCCTGCATGGCGGTCTTCATCATGTGGATTTCATCTAGGTTTTCCCGCACCGCTACGGCGTGAGCCATCAGCCCCTCGTCTACCTCGTTCTGCTTCTGCTGGCTGATAGCACCAGCGACCTCATCAGCACTGGCAATCTCAGTGCCAGCCATACCCAAGAACGCAAGCGCCCTACCCACAGCAGAGGTCTCACAGTTTTCAGTCGCACTGGTCTGGTTGATCTTGGATGCGCGGCGATGCTCCTCAGCAATACCGCTTGATAGCTGGCGACCCTCAGCATCAGTAATCACCGCCCGACAAACCACTGTTGCCTCGTCGATAGACAGGATCTCTGTGTGAATGCCGTAATCAGGGTGCCTCTCGCGGAAATCGTTAATCCGTCTTGCGACAGTCAGATATTCTTTGCCGTGGATATTAACCACACCGTTATCTTTCTTGCTCACAATGCCCTCCTAGCAATATGTGACATGGGATACGCACAACTAACCCCGACTTATCAGGGCTTGTCGCTATTGTGTCAGTCAAATATGCTTAATGCAAGGCTTGCTTACTTAGAAAAGGCGTCCATTACCTCGCGGACTGCCGCAACCCTTTCAGTCGGGAGCGAAATCAGGGAGTCAATCGCCCTGCCAATAATCTTGGTGCGGTTCAGCTCTGCTGGCTGAAGCAATCGACTCATCATCACCCTCATGTCCACATTCAGCGCTTCACACATTCTGTTTGCGGTATCCAGGGTGGGAATGTTCTTCTTGTTTATCGTTACCCACAGCGTTTTCTGTGAAATGCCAGACCGCAAAGCAACGCCATTGGTGCTGATCTCGTTTTGCTCCATAAACTGCTTCAGGTTGTCGGCAAATATTTCCGACACCCTCGGTGCAATAGGTGACAGAATTTCATCCGACATATTTACATCCTCTATAGTTAGTGTATCTTCTGGTTTAACCCAACAGCTTCTACAATTGAGGGCGCTTTTGAAATGCTCGACTCCGCTCATGTAACGATAATGACAACGCTTGCAACACAGCGCATCAAGGCGCTAGATGAACAGAACACCTCTCATCTTCCCCAGGCCATTCAGGACGCCGTCTCACATGAATACGTCAACCTGATTGAACTGAGAGATTGGCTAGCTAACCACGCCGAGCGCACTTTTACAACAATGAAAGACGACATCTGTTAAGTATGTCCTTCTGTTGACTACTGTTAGCAACTTATGAAATGATGCCCTCACTTAGCAACTGCTGGGTATACAGCTTACGGATGAGGACGCAACCATGATGACTCAGAAAGATCGAATCCTTCACTACCTTCAGTCAGGCCAAAGGCTCAACCGATTGGTGAGCTGGTCACGCCTGGGGGTTCTGGAAGCCCCCGCTCGCATCTCTGAACTGCGCGCTGACGGCCATCCCATCAAGACCAAGATGAAGACCGTGCATAACCGCTACGGCGAGAAGGTCTCCATCGCTGAATGGTCTATCGAATCCGGCTGACCTCATCAGTGAGCGGAGGTTAGCCAGCCCCTCTCGGATAAATGCTGGCCCTAATTCGCCACAGGATGTGGCAATAGCGGACCACCGGCTTTCTGGTGGCTACGGGAGAAACAACATGAAAATTGCACTGAGCAATATCGAACCAAACCCACACCGCGATATGAAGCGGAACCCTCCGGACAAGGCACAGGTGAAAATCATTGCCGAGTCCATCGAGCGAAACCAATGGGGCGAGAACGTCATTGTACGCAAACACCCCACCAAGAAAGGCAAGTACCAGCTCACCTACGGACACCACCGTTTCGACGCCCTGAAGTTGCTTGGCCGAAAGGAGGCTGAGTTTATTGTTAAGCCGGTCAGCGATTGGGGTATGTACACATGGATGGTTGATGAGAACGAGAGCCAGAAAGAGGTAACACCCGCCCTCATCTTTGAGAACATCGAAGCTGGAATTAATTTCCTTGAGCCAATCGTGCGTGAGTGCGAAACGCTGGGGGATTTTGAAGCAGTAGTCCCCCGGGGGACCAGTGCTATGAGGCCCGATGCGTACAAACAGGTCAGGAACAATCTGCTCAATGGCGAGGGGCTTGGGGTTAGCTTCCTATCCAGCACCCTACCCGGCGGCAGCTCTACCCGCCGCGATAACGTGCAGTCTGTTGTGGACTCTCATTACGCCAAGACCAAATCTCAGGCCAAGCAGAAGCGTGCGGATGCTAAAAAAGCTGAGGCTGATGCTCAGCGCAAGGCGGCAGAGGCGGCTAAGTCTGCGGCGGCGGCTAAGAAAGCCCGGGCTGAAGCTGAAAAGCTAGATGCTCAGAGCGCTGAGCTTGAGAGTCAGGCTAAGTCTTTGAACAGCATCATGGCTCAAAAACTTCTGCTCAAGATGCCTACTACTCGCCACATGACTGAGCTTGCCACGGCCGTGAAGGTCAGCAAGATACCGACAGCCAATCATGCCGACCTTGTAAGCCACATCCTCAACAACGATGTGACCAGCAAGCAAGTGCGCCGTGCTGTTGAGCAGTGGTGGTTTGTTGTCAGCGGCGAGTCAGCCAAGCGCCGCGCCGACACCAAGCGGCAGGAGTTTAAGCGCAAGCACAAGTCCAAGTCCCTTGAGGAGTTTGCGGCTGAGCTTAACCAGAAAGCCAAGGCGCTAGCCAAGGAGATTCACGCTGTTCTGAATTACACAGACCAGATTGAAAACCCAAGGCTACGCGCCAGCCTGTCAGAGTCCCTGCTTGACCTGTCAGATGGCGCAAATGTTGTGGGAACTGCGCTCAGAAATGAGCCTGACCACCTGACTCCAGACCTTCCGGCCCTGGAATTGGTGAAGTGATATTTCACCCTCAAGCCCATTCAATGAGTGGGCTTCTGGGTGCAATATCGCACCGCAACAAGGAGTGTCTTATGACACGCGAAGATAGAAGAACCGCTTTATCCCTAGCCCTTGAGAAACAGCAACGAGCTGGTAAGGGAGGCCCGAACATTGGTGGCCTACGGATGAGGAAACGTGATGGCTCATCCGGTTTCGGATGGGATGTGGCTCAGCTCTTAGACGCTGGAAGCGGCTCCGTTCAATGGGATCTCAATGACCCCAAGAATGGCGTCGATGTATTCGACACTATCTACGAATACATGGCGGCTGAGATTCACGCACCTCAAGCAACAACCCGCATCAGGGTTGAAGCCGCGCAGGAGTACGCGCATGAGGTTCGCTCTGGTGTAACCACTCTGGCTAACTGGCTTGAAGATCAGTGGGGAATCCCGCTGTTCCGATGTCAGTGCGCTGGTGCTGGCAACAAGGTTACGACCATCACGGTAGATCCCTACGTTGTAGTTGACGAATCCACTGGCATGACAGCCTCAGAGTCTCAGAAGCGGCGTGACCGTAAGAGCCTTGAGGGTGTCACCCGCGCGGCGTACACCCGCATAGGTAGGCAGTTTGGTGAGCTGGAAGCTGGCAAGGCATTGCGAGATGCCGTTGATAGCGCCCTGTCTCAGCACCTGCCCGAGCCTCGGATGAAGCAGTTAGAGGGACAGGGGGATACGTCAGCAGAGGCCGTGGAAAGTCAAAGCTGAGCATACCCCGCCTATCCACAGAGGGATTCTATCACTCCTAATCCCCTCCCGTGGATTCCAGTTTGCCGGTCTGGATTAACAAAACCGGCCTTTCATTTAACTGAGGCTAGTCGGATATGAATAGGCATCACCAAGAAATCAGCATGGAGATAGTCGTGCTGAAGCGTCAGCGCGAGTTGCTGGACAAGCAGATTAAAGAGCTAGAGGAGGATTACGAGTTTGCTGTGGAGGCTCAATACGATGATGCACTTGCTTAACGTCGAGGTAGCACAACGGCTGGGAGTCAACGCGGCACTAATCATCAGCAACCTCGCATACCTACAAACACAGCGAGCAATCCAAGGGGGCGATGAATACTATTTTGAGGGCCGATGGTGGGTGCGACACAGCTACGAATCACTGGCTGAATGGCACAAATACCTGTCAGTCCAGCAGATTAGAAGGGTAATGAGGGATTTAGTTGAGGCTAATCATATAGTTAAAAGGAGTCCTGAACACTTTAACCGAACAACGTACTGGTCTGTAGCCCCCGAGTTTCTTCATGTGTCGGAATCGACAGATGCATGTGTCGGAATCGACAGTTCAGAAGTGTCGAAATCGCCACTTGTTCTACATGATAACAAACATATAACAACTACCCCCTGTAGTCCCCCTTCACGCTTTGCTCCACCCACAGTTTCCGAGGTGTCTGATTACTTCTCCGAGAGGGGTGCTGACCCTGCCGAGGCCGAGCGCTTTGTCGACTTCTACGAGTCGAAGGGCTGGCTGGTGGGCAAGTCAAAAATGAAATGCTGGAAGTCTGCTGTCCGCAACTGGATACGCAGGAACCAGAGCGAGAAGCCACGCAACTCAACCGAATTAGCCCGCCGCAATTCCCAAGCGGTGAGCGGAGACTTTAAAGGAACCGATGTGTCATGGATAGAAAAGAACTAGAGGATTGTATGCATGCTCTTGGGCAGGTGTATGCGTTCTACAGCAAAGAGTTTGACGATATACAGCGAGCATTCTGGATGCAGTTTATCCAAGGGCAGGAATATAACCGGCTGATGTCTGCGCTGAGGAAGTACCCCAGCGAAGGGCGGTATGCCCCCAAGCCCAAAGACATTGCTGAATTAATTGAACGCGATGCGCCAGCCGTGCCGTCGCACAAGGCGTTGTCGAGCAAGCCGCTGACCACCAACTGTCCTCCGAAGATATCCCGCTCATGGGTGTTTTGGCTTGGTCACTGGTATGGGATGAACCCCAGCACTTGGCCCAAGGTAGAGGGTGTCACTGAGGAGGACGCGGAGGAGATGCTGACAGTTGTGAACCGCGAGGCCAAGAGGACCAATTCTCCAGAGGCCATTCCAGATGCTTATAAAATTGCGGAGGTTTGGGGATGACTTTTACTGGCACTGCACTGGAAGACATCACCAGGATTCGTCAGGAATTCCCCCGCGAATTCACTCACTCACAGCTCTGTGAGCATTTCGGTTGGGAGAAAGCGAGGGCCAGGCAAGCCATTGTCATGGGTGTCTCGCAGGATTACTTCCGCATCGTAGGGGCTGAGGACTCCGTAACGCAGTGGGTCACCTATGAAAACGTGGCTTGGCGCAGGCAATGGATGACTAAGCGATGGGGGGTGTCCGATGAGTGGCGAGAGCTGGCTGGTTGATAACCGGGAGAAAGCAAAGTCGTTCTGTCAGTACGTCATGAACCAAGCTGAAGACGGCATAGATCGGCTGTACTCAATCAAACGCGGAACAAGGAGCGTCAAGCAGAACAATGCTTTGCATCTCCTGTTCCGCCAGATAGCGGAAGAACTGAATAACGCTGGCTACACTCGCCCCCATCCGTGGGGAAAGATGGAAGTCCCCTACTCTGAGGTGGCGGTCAAGGAAATGTTTTATGTCCCCATCATCGACAAGGTGTACAAGAAACAGCACTCCTCCGAGCTGGACACCAAAGAGCTATCCGAATCTGTTGAGGTTTTGCTCGACGCGCTAGCCCAAAACACCGGCATTGCCATGCAGATGCCACAAATGTTTCAGGGACAGTCCACAGGAGGCCGCATATGAGCCGTGCTAGGAAGATATTGCTAAAGCAATGCCATCGAATGGGGTGGGACAACGAGGCTCTGTGGGCGCTTTTAGCGGTCTTCTCGTTGACGCTGATATTTCAACTAATTGAGCGGGGGTATTTCTGATGGGTGGCATCAAGGTGACGATGGCCGATAAGTGGTTCAGCCTGTCTATCCGTGAAGCATACGATTGGACCTGTTGCCGGTGCGGGACCCAGTACCACCACAACCACCAGGGCTTGGATTGTAGCCACGGCTATTCCAGAGGAAATTGGTCCGTAAGGTTTAATTCTGCGCTGAATGCACGACCAGCCTGCATGGGTTGCCATCGCCTAGAGGGTGGTCATTGGATGGAGCGACTGCTTACCGACTGGGAGCGGGAGAGACTGCGCGAGCTGAGGGATGACGTTCAGTTAGGCAAGATGTACCGCAAGACCAAGGGTAAGGGAGAGCTGAGCGCCCACTGGAAAAATCAATATGACCTGTGCTTACAGGCCAGAGAATGCGGTGTCACCGGAGTGCTACCGCTGGAGGACTTTCTGTGATTGAAGGATGGGTTGATAAAACATGGTGGTTTGGGGATGAGGACGGCAAGATTATATTCGCCGTCATCATTGAGCATCCGCAAGACAAGACCCCACCGGCTGAGCTGGTGGAGTTGATTGAGCTGTACCGACAGGGCTACCGCAAGAAAGATTAATTCATTCACTCAATAGCTTTTCGCCACGGAACTCCTTGCCCTCAAGCAGTCGCTCAAAGTTATCAGGGTCTAGCATACCCATGCGGGATAGCTTGTTGGCCTGGCTGAACCCAGGTACGGAGGATTCAACAAATCGCAAGGCAGGATCAACATTCCCCTGAGTTAATTCAGCGCCAGCATTAAGGCCGCGCATGGCAAGACCTATTGGCGCAGGGATTGGCTGTATAGGCTGACCGCCAAACTCCTCAGCCCTGATATTCAGTAGGCCGCTAGATAGGTTGGAGCCGAACTGATTAAGCGCGGCGCTAGAAATCCCCTCAAACGTCAGGATCTCATCAGCCTCATAGTCAGAGGTGGCGTCCAGCGTCTTCCGCATATCATCCCAAATACCAGCAACAACACCGAACATGGCAACGTATTTGGCAGAGTTTTTCTGAGCATCACGCCATGCCGCCTGCCCTTCTTTGCTACTCAGACCGTACTTGTTCACCCTGGCAAGGTTGCGGCCCACATCATTGATGACGTTGTTCATGTTGATGTTCATGTACGACAGCATCGAATAACCGATACGACCATTGGGGTTATCAAGGAACGCCTTGGGCATGGACATCGGGGAGATAGCCTGCCACTCGTTCATCGACGCGCCAGAAAAGTTTTTAAACCATGCGGCATCCGTCTCGGACATCGCATCAATACCCTGCTCATCAAACCGCTTGAGCGCATTGACCGTGGCATTGAACTCAGACTCAGTAAGACCAGCCATCCCCTTGTGCTTGCGGAGCTTATCCAGCTTCCCAGCCTTTGCCAGAGAAACACCCCGCTTTATGCCCGCATTACCCAGCGCCTCCTGTGTCATGCGATGAGAGCCACTCGTCCCCGTGTATTTGTAGAGACCCTGAGACCCCCAGTTGAGCCATTTGCTGACCGTGCTTTTACCGACGTTCATTAGCTCGCCCGCAAACTGGTCATCAGATACACCAAGCTGATTAGCGGTCAGCCACTTCTGGTCTTTCTCCGCGAGGCGAGGCAACAGTCCAGACTTCACGAGACCGGGGAGCGTTCTCGCCCAAGCCGATACCCCGTTCTGATATATCGGGGCAGTGACAGTTTCCGCGAGGTTCAACACAGCGTTGATAGGGTTAGCCAGCAGTGCAGTAGAAGCGGTCTTTCTCGCCATCGCGCCAAGCGCATCACCGCCCGTGCGAGAATTAACAAACACAGAGTGCATGAGGTTGTCCATGTTCTCAGCTACCGCCGCCGCTTCAGCCTTGGTCCCGCCCGTGCTAGTTATCTCGCCATTAACTTGCTTCTTAATAGACTGCATCACAGCCTCAAGGCGAGATGTTGTGCCTTTCTTCTCTAGGTCATAGAAGCCCTCAGCAACCTCATCACCGAACTTGACACCGGCTTGCTCAAACCGAGCCATCAGAGACACGGCATCCGATACATCATTACGAAACTCGCGCAGTGCTTCAGACGGGGGCTTGAGGTTATCTAGTACGCCGACCTCTGATCCATCCTCCCTCTGATAAACAGCGGCCTGCTGACCATCACCGCGCGTAGCTCGCGGGGCATACAGCTCATTAGATATTTTGCCTGTGTTCCAATTTGGGAAGCGCTCACCGGCAAGAGCTAGCGCATCATCAAGCTCCTCCTTGTATAGCTTGATAGCCTGCTTCTCCTCGGCAGTAGTGGCTTGACGGAAAACATCCTCCCACTCGACCTTGCGCTTCTCCGTCATCCCCAGAATACCTCGGGCATTACCCACAGGCGTAGCGCCCACGTTAGCCAGCGCAAGGTTTATGTTTCGGTTTTCTTGGAGCAACTTGAAGAGAGGCTCATTGTCCTTGTACATCCGGTCAGACTGCGCCCTCGCCATCCTCATGGCAGAGTCAGCGTCCTCAACCAGACGGGTAGCACGAACCCCAACATTCTGAATACCCCAGTTGCGAGCATTCAAAGCAATAGACTGAATGCTGTCCCACCAGCCCTTACGAGACAGGCTGTTATCAGGGGTGACATCATCATAGGAGTTAACCTTGCGCTCGCGCGCACTGGTACTAATGTCCTGAACGCCCGCCTTGCGACTGACCGCGCCAACGCGCTTGTATCCCTCATCACCGCCAATAGCCCCGCCGACACCAATCTTCTTGCTGTCAGCCTCTTTAATCTTTGCTACCTCGTCAGCGCTCTTTGTGAGGAAGCCACCAATACCAGCACCTAGCGCACCGCCTACAGCCGCGCCCATCATCGCGCTATCAGTACGGCCCTCATCACGACCAGCCGCATAGCCATATGCCGCGCCCTCCGCTGAGGTAGCCGCGCCCATCTTTACCGCTCGGCTCAAGCGAGAGCCTGTCTGAGCGACCTTGACCGCAGTGGCCCCTGGAATTAACAGCGAGCCAGCAATGCCCGCACCAGTAATCAGCTTGGAGGCGGTAGGGTTCTCTCGCTCAAAGTAATCAAGATCTTTGCGGGATTGGTCTAGCCCCTCGTCAAAAGAGCCTGCGTCGCCCGTAAGCCTACGAATGGCGGCATCAAGCTCATCACCCACGCCAAGGCCGGACTCAAGCAAGTCTACAAACCCAGACCTGACTCCGCTGTAGGCCTCGGATTTCCTAGAGCGACTGCCACGGTAGCGCTTTGAGTAAGCCCCCATGCTTAGCCCCCAAGTCTTCTATAAACGGGAGCAATGTAGGGCGCACTGGCTGGCTTAGGCTCCGGCCTCCTCGCTACAGTTTGAGACCGGCGCTGTAGGAATTCCGCGTAACGCTCCTCCATCGGCTTAAGAAACGGGAAGCCTTTTTCCTTGCGATATGGGTCAGCCTTTGCCTCAGCGGGGGTAGGCACAGCCTCATCGACACTGTTCAGGTCTTCCCACATATCGTCATACAAAGCCTCGGCCCTGTCAGCGGTCATCTCGGGAAGCTCTTTGGTCAAGAAGGCCGTTACATCCTCCTTGCTATACCCCTGAGTAGTCAGGTCAAACGCGGCGACAGCGACAGCAGAGTCATGGTCTTCTCCGTAGTCGCCATTCTTAAGCCTCTGCGTAAGATCCTTCTTGTCATCAGAGTCAAGCTCCCGAGGCTCAGCCCTGTCAGCGGCTACAGCAGTGCGGTACTCCCATTCAGCCGCCTCTTCAAGAAGGTCAGCGCGAGCATCCGCAATCTCTTCATCAGTGAGATCGTCAACGTCCCTGCCTGTTCTCTGGCTGGCGAACTCTCGCGCATCAGCCTCGGTGACCTGAACCATCTTAGCTTTCTCGTGCATGATGACGGCCCGCTCTGTTCTCTGACGCTCAACACCAGCATCAGCCGCTAGCTCTTGGTTCATCATCTGGTCAATTCTGCTAACGACCTTGGTGTAGCTTTCAATCGCGGCAGGCGGGTAAATCTGCGCGCCATTCACTCCGGCCTCAGTGGTATCGAGACTGCTATTCAGGTCAGCCTTCTGAGCGTCCGAAAGATTGGACTCGGCAATTCTCTTGCGCTGATTGTCAATTTCATTCGGCAGGCTTTCAATGCGGAAGTCATCAGAGCGTATCTTTTCTAGCGATTCATTCTGGGCGAGGATCTCAGGAGACACAGCCGCAATCTGCGCCGCGAACTGAGGATACTTCGCCTCTACCTTTGCAATCTCTGAGGGGTCAGTGCCAGCTTTCCTAAGCTCAGCCACAACAGCGGAGCTTTGGTTCGTCCACATTGCCGCACTTTGCTTATTCTCAAGCTCCATCAGCTCCAGCTTTTTAAGCTGATAGGTCTCATCGACTCCTGGCTGGTCCATGAATCTAGCCCTAGCGCTCTCAAGCCCCGCCTTTCTTTGCTCGTAGTTTGGGTCAGACTTATCAAGAGCCGCTATCTGCTGGTCAATGTTTACCACGCCGCGCGCAATTGCCTCGGTATTAGCCGCCTCAAACGCTGGACGGTTGTTTTCTAGCCGCTGAATCTGAGAAGTAATTGCTTGAACGGCTTGAGGATTAGCCTGCACAGCGGGGTCAGACAGCCTGCTGTTAAGAGAGGCTATGGTTGCGTCAACATTGCCGAGGTCGCCGCGCGCACCTTCGCGCATGGCAACAGAGCCAGACTTGCTAGCGCCAGCCATTGCCTTACCAAGAGCCGCATCCTTAGCCTCTTGCTTCTCAACCTCCTTTTGCTTGTAGGCCAGGGCCATGTACCTGTCGGCCTCCTCATCATAGCCGTTGCGCCGCGCCCACTCTGCATAATCACCAAGAGACTTTGAGCTATCCATCTCGGGGGTCGGAGCCTGTTGTCTACGAAACGTATCAATGTACTGCTCCCCCGGCTTGCCCATCTCACCGATGGTGTCACCGATAGAACCTAGCAGGCCAGATAGGTTACTTGCTCTTGAACCATAACGTGCCATCACCTACTCCTTAATCAAAAAGACCGCCAAGCCAGCCAGCCGCATCACCCAGCATAGAGAACAGACCGTTAGAACTACCTTCCTCATTGGATGCGCCACCCAAGTTATCCAAGATAGAGTCATACAGGTTGCCCTGTAGCTCACTGGATACTTTCTGTGCGTTGATGTTGGCGTTAGTGCCACCGATTAGAAGCTGTGCCAGATAATCCTGACCAGTAAGCTGACCCGCTTGAGCCATGCCACCTGTGTTCTGAGCTTGATTCAGAAGCTCCAACTGCATCTGCATTGGCAGGTATCCAGCCTTCTGCTGGTCAAGGCCAAGCTGACCCATAGCTGAGCCTACCTGCCCAAGCATCCCGCCGTACTGTGCCGCTGAATTGATAGCCTGATTACCCAGACCACCGTATGCCGCACCCATCTGACCAAACATCTGACGCTCGCTATCAGCCTGTTTCATAGCGCCCATGACGGCCTCATTAGAAGCCTGCGCTCTAGCCCTAGCCATTGCCGCATCTTCTGCTGTGCCGCCATAAGCACTACCCATGACGCCACCGCGACCCATAGCGTGTTCGCGAGCCTGCTGTTGAGCCTGCTGTGCATCAAGCTGAGGGTTCTGAATAGCCATCATCTGGTTGTAGATCTCGTTCTGCCGCTGGGAGGGATCGGCAAGTGAGTTCTCCATGGCTTGAGTTGCATAGGGAGAGTAGTTAATAGCGCCCTGCCCATGCCCCATACTGAGAGCGTTCTGCATTGCGCCTTGCGCCGCAGTACCCATACCCAGGCCTTGATTTATCTGAGCCTGATTTGAATTAACGCCAAGGTTAATGCCTCCATCAGTACCTACAGTGCTAGTCCCTAAACCAGAGGTCACTCCATAGCCTTGGAACTGAGAGCCTGTATTTAGGTCTTTACCCATGTTCTCAAGGTGCTGTTGGGTGGCGTACCCCAGATCCCTGATGTCTGATGCGTTGTCTAGCGCTCCATAGATAGAGCCTACTGAGGCTAGGCCAGAAGCGTTATTGCCCAGCCAATCCCCAAAACCAGACAGCATCCCACCAAATGATTGTGTACTCATGCCGCTATCCTCCCGACTGCTGTATTCACCGCTATCTCCTGTATGGCAAACGGACTGCCATTAATTTCAATCTCAAGGCCAACGCGCAAAAACTCACCAGCCCCTATTGTATTGACCTTCTCTTTCCAAATGCCGGGTTTGCCGCCGACATATTCATCAATTCCAAACTCAGCAATGCCCCACTCCGTAGTGCCATCAGGCTCAATGCGGAAGTCGTAGTGGTAATCAAGGTGTGAGCCAAAGCCCCACTTAGAGCGTGCGTCAGCAGGAACGGCAGGAGATAAAACAAGGTAGATAATGCTCTTTGGTATTACTGTCTGAACTGAGTTCTGAGTGACGCCCAACGACATAGATTCAAAATCTATCCAATATGGCTCATAGCCACGGAAGCCCTCATATCTCAATACGCCCTTGTTGTTTAGTCCAGCAAGGTAGGGCCGCCCAATGTCTGAATCCTCAGCAAAGTACATGGCTGAGAAATAGCAATCAGTCCAGCGGGTAGTCTTGGCCCCACCAGTAGTTGAAGGTCGCTCAGTAGAGAACGTGTAAGCAACTCCAGACGTTCTGAACAGGCAAATCACTAGAGACTTTGACGGGAAGTAGGCCATCTTAATGCCCTTGACCAGCGCCTCAGAGCGTTCTTCTTCCTGAATCATATCCATGAACTCACGCTTGACGTTCATTGACGGCTCGCCAATAGGGGTAGACTTTTCCTGGATTACCCTAGCCAAGCTCCTAAGCCCAGTGTCATCACAGAACATGACATCCGTACCTGTGTTGCAGATAGCGTCACGCTCTACCAGCCCTACATTAGAGATAGCATCTTGTAGGTATATGCCGTTTTCTCCAGCAGGGTCACCCTTGTCAGCATTTGCATAGATCAAAATAGAGCGGCGACCAAAGACCAGCAGGAAGCCGTTATGAGCATGGATATTGACTATCTGGTCAAAGTCTACGGGCCAGTATTCTGAGACATTGATAATGCCTGCCGTGTTCTGAGCGTCATCAGGAGTACCCTTGCCGTCATACCACTGGTCTTCTCTCAGCAGGCTAGAGTAGTAGATAGTCTGGTAGTCACCATTAACCCCTGACACCCATAGCCGACCATAGGCAGAGATAGCTATATCCCCATCTATCTTATCTACGATGTTCCCATCATCGGTCTGAGGAGGGGTGTAGGCCACATCCTCCCAACCCCCATTACCGTTGTATTTGAGGAAGCTATTACCCCTGCTGAACAGGAACAGGTCTCGCTTGAAATGGACGTATAGGGATTTCTCTAGCCCCTCTGTATCAATAGAAGGAAAAGTGCAGGGCTTAATCTCACCGTTCTTCTCCCACCCAAGTGAGTATTCATAAGGCTGATTGGGATCAATTCCTACGTCTTCCATGATCTCTACGCCATTCCATGTGGCTCGCTCAATAGACGTAGCTGAGGGGAAATACGTGCCGCTAACTGTTGTGCAGACAGGATGAGGCTCATAAACATCATACCCATCGTTAGTGTAGTGAGCAGAGATATTGGTGAGATCAGTGTTATCCCAGATATTAGGCCCAATCTCTGCCTCTGCCGCGAATGCCTCTCTCGCCGCTATCCGCCCCACTCTGTCAATCACGCAGTTGTCAGCACGCAAAGCATAACTAGGGTCAGAGCCAATAGGACTCATCTCGGTATTGAGACCCTGAAAGCCTTGGCCCCTTATCGTGAATTGATTGACTGCTTGTGCCATTAGACTACCGCCCAGGTCTTCTCATTTGGTGACAGGTTTGCATCTAGTGCTATAGCGTCTGATATGTACTGCGAGGCCATGCTGAACAGCTCTTGTGCTGTTTGACCGCCCACCTCTCCACGCTCCCTGGCCGCAAGAGCTAAGGCGTAATAGAGAACAGGCTGGTCAGGAAGCCTAAGCGTATCTGTGTCTTCTTTAAGGTCAGCAAGAACTTGATGCCCTAAAATATGAATCAGAATCCCCGCCTCTGGCACGGGGTCAAACCTTAAAGAGATATTCCCATCGTTATCTGTACCATCATAGGCATAACGGTAAGAAAGACCCGCCTTGTTTGCCTGATGTATCAGGGTTCTCAAATCCCATTGATGGATGTGATTCCCGTTGACCATGACCTCACTAATCCTGCACCCGCCAGCAGTGTCCTCAAGGATGTAACTAGTCTTGCCTAGCTCAGTAGTGAACTGCCATAGCCTGCGGGTGGCATTCCATGAATGAGCCATCTCAACGTGACGCTTAGCGTCATTTACAAGGTTCTTAACGATGTTAACCACAGCATCCTCAGACTTGAGGACCGAGGTAATCATCGGCTCACGCAGTCTGGTGAGGACGTTATTTACCAATTCAAGATATGTCATTTCTTCCACCCAGCATAATGTCTGTAAACAAGCGGCCCGTTACCTTGGACTGATATGGCGTGTGCTTCCTAAACGCAGGAGGCGCAAACAACTCGCCCCAAGCAGGTCTGCCAGAGCCACCAGCCCCAGCAAGCATCCCATTACCAAGACCATTGCCATTACCAAGACCGTTCCCGTTGCCATTGCCGTCACCCTCACCATCTCCAGTGCCGTCTCCAGTGCCATCGCCACTGCCATTAGTATCGCTTCCAGTGCCGTTGCCGTCAGTTCCAGTGCCAGTGCCGTCACCACCAGTGCCATCTCCGCCGGTCTCATCACCAGTGCCGCCACTTCCATCACCGCCAGTGGTGCCGTCACCAGAGCCATCAGCATCATCGCCGCCAGTGCCATCGCCGCCAGTGCCAGTGCCGTCTGTATTAGTATTCCCGTCACCGTTACCGCCGCCCTGCCCCGGCAATCGTGAGTCACCCACAGGGACGCAAGCGCCAGTCCCATCAGCCCATCCCGAATCGCAAGCAAAGGTAGGGGTTACATAAGCTGGATCGCCATTGTTAGTGCCGGAGGGCGGTGTCGTGTCTGTAGTTGGAGTATTGTCTGGCTTCTCACCACTGTTAGTAGGGGTGTCACCATTTGTTGCAGGAGTCTCACCACTAGGGTTGGAGACAATCTGTTCTGGGGTCTCCCCATTATTTAGCCTGTCAATAATCTCCGTTACCGTAAGGCCAGTCTGTACGGCTATGTTGATGTACTGATTAGGAGAGTAATCGCTAGCGTTAGTAGAGGGACCGCCACCACCAGTGGGTCCACCGCCCGGATTAGCAGGATTGCCAGTTTTGTCAGCCCCTGTAGCGCCATCTGTATTCCCACCATTATCAGTTGAATCAGGCGTCTTAGGGGGCTTAGGGGGGTCTTTGAAGGGGTCTTCTTTTGCGGGCGCATTGGGGTCATTGGGGTCATATTCGCCCTGCCAATAACGCGGCCCATCAGGGCCATTAGGGTCACCAATTATTCCTGCAATCGTATTGTCACCAGTGTTGATTCCATAGATTCCATCAGAGGTATCAACCCCAGCTTCAAGCCTCCAGCCATGCTGTTCAGAGTAATGAACACCATATCCATTTGCCTTTAGATGAGCCTCTAAAGCCTCTCCTGAGCCAAACTTGGCGACAAGAGCCTCCATCTCTCCATCGGTCAGAGCCAGAATCCCTTGATCACCCTTCTGAACCCAGAAGTCTTGGAAAAGCTCCTTGTCTGTTAGAGCGTCATACTGCTCCCTAGTCATGTTGAATGGGTTATCAATCGGCGTACCGCTACCTGCGCCATTGACCTCATTCATATAGTTGCCAATGCTTGCGCTTACATTTCCCTCATAATCAACCCACTCTTTTATCTCTGGGTCATATCTACCGACCATTGCTCCGTTTTCGTTGTAAACGGCATCGAATACGCCATCACCATCGCCATCGAACATATAGCGGCCACCGATCATAGTGCCTTGCTCAAGCAGGACTTTTGACCCGTCCTCCAATTGATACCACGAACCAAACTCGGCCCCGCCATCTTGATCTCTTGAGAAGTACGCTATCTGATCCTGCGTATAGACATTGCCGTCTGAGTCTATGTAAACCCGCGCACCATCCTTCGTATAGGGATTATCATTTGGACGCGGATCTACATAGGGGCGGTCTGGAGTCGTAATCTCCGAAAGGTCATTGCCATTTAGAACGCCATCACCGTCTTTATCTAGATCATCAAAGTTGCCGTAGCTGGTAGTGTCTATTCCGCCCTGCCCAAACACCTCTCCAGTATTAATGTTCATCACAAGGCCATCGCCTACAGACTTGTAATTAGGGTTAAGGAAGGGATCTTTAATGTCAGCGCTAATGGCCTCTTGTTGCCATTCGTCGTATTCATCCCACTCCTCGAGGCTGTCCATCTCATCAGATTTGCCAATGTCAGAAAGGAAGCCCTGCAGTGCGGCACTACCACCAGCCATTAACGCGGCCTGCGCCGCATCTTTCCAATCAATCTCACCTTCATTAACTAGCTGGGTAACTAGGTTCATGCCGCCAGCCTGGAGTGCGGCTGTCAGTATGCCGCCACCACCATCAACAACATTGTTGCCAAAGTCAGTTAGCTTAGAGCCAATATCCCCTATTACCCCGCCTCCAGTAAGAGCATCAGAAAGCTCAGCGCCACCATAGGACAGTGCCGCAGACGTTAGGGCGTCTTCAAAGCTAAGCTCTCCGGTCAGCATATATTCTTTAGCAAGGCTGGTAATGGCGGCTGAGGCGGCTTTAGCTCCAGCCGTACCAAGCATCGGGCCTAATGCCCCAGCAATAGCAGGGCCAGCAATAAAACTTCCTATAAGACCCAGAGCAACAGCATTAATGACACCAATGTCTATGCTGTCATCAACCTTATAGTCCTTAACGTAGGTTGTGCCGTTAAAGTTGAATACATCACCGTCATCATTAACGTACTGAGTAGGGATGCCGGTCTCTTCCAGCAAGGCCATGTACTCAGGGCTGTCTTGCCAGTTGCCGCCCCCAGGAGCGGTTATTCCTTTATAGGTCTTATCGTCAAATTCAGAGTCAACGAACAGCTCTGAAGTTTTCTGAATAAAGTTCCAGTACTTATCCCATGTAGTGTGTTGCTTGAGATACCCCATGCCTTCTTTGGCATCCCATGCCTCTTTAATCTGAGCCTCTGTGTATAAACCTCCAGAACCGACCTTTTCGCGCCCAGCCATAGCCGCTTCTTGATCGCCGTTTAGCCCTGTGTCACCAAGCTCTTGCGGAGGTGACCAGAAATACAGGCGCTCATCTGTGTACTCAGTAACCCAGTCATCTTCGTTTACAGGATCGCCATACTTCCAGTCATCAGGAAGCTGACCGTCTCCGTGATAGGTGACTTTCTTGAGATACATATTGCCGTCTTCGCCAATGTACATACCGCCACCGGCTCCACTGGCTAGACCCATGATGGGATTAGAACCCATTAGCTCAGCGTTAACATTGTCTGCCCAGGTAAGGTTGCCGTCTTCGTCTGTGTTATAGAAGCTCGGCCCCACAGTGAATCCAGACAGAGCATCGTAATCAATGTCATTCACAGAGAAGTCAGAGGACAGTCCAGTAGGGCTATCCAACAGCGGATTGGCAAGCGCATTAGCCAAGGAGCTTCTTCTCCAGTGCCGCAACCACAGACTGTCTCATGTTTTCATTTTCCTCAGAGAGCATTCCATACCCCCCTTTTGTAAAGCCTGAACCCCAGACTCCCTGCCTTTGCTGGCGTTGAGCTGGTTTGATTCCGTTGTTAGGGGGGCTATTTGACTGATTGTTCTGGTTATTGCTCTGATTCTTAATGCCACCAGAAAGCATCCCCGGCTTTGTC